ATTTGTTTACTTTCTGTTTCTTTTAATGCAGTTTCTTTCATTCCTCCAACATAATATCCTACGGTTGTAATATTTTTATGAACAATTGCATCATGTAAATATTTTAATAAATTTTTATTATGAGCTAAAATCATAATCTGTTGCCTAGAATTTTCTAAAAGCATATCACATAGAATTTTTAAAATAAATTCACTGCGTCTATTATATTCACACAATTTTGAAATCATTGAACTGTAGGCAGGTTTTCCTCTGAAATCTAATTTAGTTTCATTAAATTCATCATCATTTACTTTGTATTCAATCGCACGAACAATAACATCATGTTCTTCATCGCGCTTGCCTTTAAATACCACTTCCCCAAGAAACATTTTAAACACTTTGGTTGTTCCGTCTTTTCTCTCCATCGTTGCTGATAAACCTAACATGTATTTTGTTACTAATTTAAATAAAGAATTTGAAAATACTTCACTTGAAATATGATGAACTTCATCAATGATTGTCAAACCAAAACTTTCAAAAATAAAACTAGGATATTCTTTCATGGATAGACTTTGAAGCATTCCAATGACAATATCTTTATCATCTATATCAATAATTTGTCCTTGAATTTTACCTATTCTTGCTTCTGGTAAGAACTGAGATATTCTCTCGATCCATTGATTCATTAAAAATTCTTTATGAACAATAATAAATGTTTTTTTTTTAAGTTTTGCTATTATGTTAATAGCAATCACTGTTTTCCCATAAGCACATGGTAATTCAAATAATCCTCCACCTACTGGATTTTGTAAAACATGTTCCAAATATGTTTTCACAACCAACTCTTGATTTTCACGAAGCTTTCCTTTAAATTCTAAATTAATGGTTTCACCTTGAGTAATTCTTATTTTTTTTGGTTGTCCAAATTTTTCTACACCATAATAATGAGGTACAAACATTTTTTTAAAAGATTCACGATAAGCAGGAAATGTAGTTTGGTTTGTTAATCCAGGCATTCCATGATTACTTGGTTTAATGGTTAAATCATTTCTGATTTGTTTTTGTTGTTCAATGGTTAATTCATTTTTAACTAAGGTATATCCTTTTTGTCCTAAATAGGTGTTTAATTTTTCAAAAGTTGTCATGGTTTATTATTACTATTATTTAGTAAATTTTGTTTATGTTCTTTATTTCTAGATCACTATTTATAATCAATTTTTTCTATTTTGTTTTCAATAAAATATGGATTTTTGTTTCAGTGTTAAAAGATGTAAAAATAGAATAAAATAAAAATCTATTAATATGATATATGAAAACTTTTGGTTTATTTAAAAAAGAAAAACTTGGAGAACTAATATTAACCATTTTATTTGTTATCTATTTAATTATGGGATACAAAACTCCTGAACCTGTAGCAAGTATGATAGATTCTTTAGTAGGAAAGATAGTCCTCTTTATTATTGTGATTTACATGTTTATGCATCATCATCCAGTTTTAGCCATTCTAGGATTATTTGTTGCATTTGATTTAATTAGACGCTCATCTGCTTCTAAAAATAATGGAACGATGACTATTGAAGAGTCTAAAAAAAATGCGCCATGTGAAAGTAATAAGTCATCCCAATTTACTGCTTTTAACCAATTTCCTTATACTTTAGAACAAGAAGTGATCAAAAAAATGGCACCTATCATGAAACCAGGTACGTCTATGTCAAAACCATCCTATAACCCATTATTAGAAAATTTACATGATGCGTCACCTATAAATTCATCTAACTAAATGGAATATGTTGGTTAACTTATTTGTTAACTTATTTTAGGTATTTTGATAGGATATTCCAAAGCCTTTGTAAATGCATAATTAAGTATCATAAATATTCCTAAAAAAAGAATACAACCTAGTATTACTTGAAGAATAAAGATAATAATAGGGTTTTTCAATAAATTTCCTAAATTATAATTGGTGCTATTTTTTTCATAATTAATATCTATTTTTTTTTCAGAAGATCCGGTTGGATTACAAGAGATATAAATTCCATCGCCTAGGTCAGCTCCATTAGAGGGTCCAGAAGAATTAAAAAAAAGTAAATTTCCTGGAGTTTTGATTGGAAATGGTTCTATAATTTGTTTTAAAGATGTTAAGGTATCACTACTTAATGGAATCGCTTCAATTATTCCAAATACAATAAAATCAGAAGTAGAATTATTTAAATCAGTACCAGTATAAGAAAAAAATGGTTTTTTAGGAATAATAGAATCCAATGTAAAATCAGATATATTAATATTTGTACTTTCTCCGTCTCTTGGAGCATTGGATGCAACATAACTAATAATTTGAGTTATCAAACTTGTTGCTGTTGTAGTATTAGATGATTCGGTTATAGGAATACACACATATAATTTAGGTCCTCCTTTTACTGGCTCATGTTCAACTAATATTTCTGCATTGGCAGTTTCATTATTAAAAATATGAATGGATGGTGCGATAATTAATATATTGGAAACATTGAATTTTTCAGAATTATATGTTACAGGTGAGACATTTGTATTATCACATGTTAAACTAATCATGGACCCATTATTTTTAGCTGTTAAATTAGTATCCGGATATTTAAAAATGTATGAACACTTTACATCACATTTTCCTGCAATATTCTGTGAAGATATGTTTATTGATTGAATATTTTCACTCATTAATATAACTCTATAAATAAAAATATCATTTTATTTATATAGAAATGAAATTGACTAAAGGTAAAATATCAAAATTATATCATAAGAATAAACAATCAGTCAAAAAAAGAAAGTATCAAAAAGGTAAGACTTCTACTAAAAGCAAAACATTTAGAGGTAAAAAAAAAATAAATCTAGCAAACAAATCTCTTAAACGTTTTAAACATAAAAAATATAAGGGTGGAGATGAAGAAGTGAAAAAAGAAGAAAATGATCTTTCTAAAGGTGAATATAAAGATGACCAACTTACAAATGAAGATAAAGATGAAATTAAAGATGAAATTATTGACGAACTTAAGACAGAAAATTTACTAGAAGAAGTAAAAAAAGAAGCAATTGAAGAAATTAAGTCAAGACATTTATCTGCTGAAGATGAAAAAAAAGCGATTGATGAAGTTAATAATCAAGATTTGACAGAAGAATCTATTGAAAATGAATTAATTGAACAACTTGAAAATAATGATAAGCTTTATGAAGATGCAAATACAACAACAAATAAAAAAACAATGAAAGAAAAGGTTGGATCAATGAAAAAAAAGGTGTTTACACCAGAAAATAAAAAAAAAATGGCAAGCAATATCAAAAGTGTTTATAAACATAAAATTACGAAACAAATTATAAGTAATATTCCTATTTTAAACATTGCATCAAGTGTCTATGATACATTTTCAGGTAAAGATGATTCAGATGATGATAAAAAAAATGATACTAAGAAAAAGAAAAATGGTAACATAAGTGATGCTGATTTAGTTAAATCTTTGGATGTTATGGTAGACTATTTATCAGACAAAATATCTGATAATATATCAGATAAATTATCACAGCAACAAGCAAAATTATCTAATTCCACTACTGATTCTACTACTAATTCTAGTAGTAATGAAGATAAACAAGATGAATTTGAATCCGTCAAAGAAGCTGCTGAAAAAATTCCAGATTCAGATGAGGAATCGGAATCAGAATCAGAAGCTGAATTAGAGAAGGAGAAGGAAGAATTAAAAGAAGTGAAAGAAGCTGAATTAGAGAAGGAGAAGGAAGAAGAGAAGGAATTAGAGAAAGAAACTGAATTAGAGAAGGAGAAGGAAGAAGAGAAGGAATTAGAGAAAGAAACTGAATTAGAGAAGGAGAAGGAAGAATTAAAAGAAGAAAAAGAGGAACAAAAAGAATTAGAGAAAGAAGCTGAATTAGAGAAGGAGAAGGAAGAAGAGTTAAAAGAAGAAAAAGAGAAACAAAAAGAATTAGAGAAAGAAGCTGAATTAGAGAAGGAGAAGGAAGAAGAGTTAAAAGAGGAACAAAAAGAATTAGAGAAAGAAGCTGAATTAGAGAAGGAGAAGGAAAAAGAAGAATTAAAAGAAGAAAAAGAGGAACAAAAAGAATTAAAAGAAGAGTTAAAAGAAGAAAAAGAAGAAAAAGAAGAATTAAAAGAAGACAAAGAAAAAACAATTGGTGGTAAAAGAAAAAGTAGAAAATTTAGAATGACCAAAAAGAATAAAAGGTCAAAGAAAAATAAACAAAAGGGAACCACTAAGTAGTAAAGTATTATTAAAAAGATATTAAAATCAATTTACAGATAAATATAGTAATCAAATGCAAATATCAAGATATTTTTTATCATGTTTATTAATATTGAATAAATTTATAACTAGTTTGTATTTAACGAATGAAAACTATAAAATTATTATTTCATTAATAAAAAATCCTTCAACAACTTCACATCAAAGAGAGAAAATTAACAAAATTATGTATCATTCTTATGAAAATTGGGCGGTTAAAAAAGCAGTTGAATTTAAACAAAAACATATTTACAAGTGTAGAGATATACAAAATGCGGAATTATTTTTATATACTAAATATGCTCTTTATAAATCAATCGTAAAGTATAATGGAAAAATTCCGTTTATTAATTATTCAATGATCTACATATCAGCAAGCCTGAATGATGCAATTACAGATCGTTTTTCTTTAAGTATTCTTCCAAAAAGTTATCGTAAAAAAAGTAAGACGAATTTCACTTCACACGAAATAAATAATTACAATAGATTATTACATGTTAAAATGATAGATTCTAATTATGATAATAAACTTTCTTTTTTAAAGAAAAAAGGAGACGAATCTAGTGAAGGAATAAATACTAATTATTATGATTCTAAAATGTATGAAATATGGAATATTATAAATAATTTTGATCCATTTACAAAACGTGTATATCAATTGAAATATGATTATGAATTTAATAAAATTAGAACAAATAAAGAAATATCTGTTTTAATGTCTTGTTCTGAAGAATATGTAAGACAAAAATTGATAAATTCACAAAAATTAAAAGCCATTTGTGAAAGTATTTAATTATTTTATTAAAATTAAAAAATAAAAAATAATTTGTAAAATAATTTAAATTTAAATAAAAAAATATTATAAATTTAAATGAAGAATATCTCAGATATTAAACATGCTTTTTACATCAATTTAGATAGTAGACCTGACCGAAAAGAACATGTAGAAGGACAATTAGCTGCCATTGGAATAAACGCACAAAGATTCAAAGCAATCAAATTGGCAAATGGTGCTTTGGGTTGCAGTATGAGTCATTTAAAAATTATGGAAACTGCCAAAGAAAATAACTGGGATCATATATTAATCGTAGAAGATGATATTAAATTTTTAAATCCTGATGTGTTTGTGAATCAATTTAATAAATTTCTAGAAACGCATGAATTAGAATCATCCTTTGATGTCGCTTTAATCGCAGGAAATAATATGCCTCCTTTTACAGAAATAGATGATACTTGTGTAAAAGTAACACGATGTCAAACCACTACTGGCTATTTAGTTAGAAACCATTATTTTGACACGATGATTCATAATTACAGAAAAGGAATTGAAAAACTTATGAAAAATCCCGAAGAACATAAATTTTACGCTTTAGATAAATATTGGTTTCATATTCAAGAAAAACATAATTGGTACTTAATTATTCCACTTACCGTTGTTCAAAGACCAGATTATAGTGACATAGAAAAACGTGCTACAAACTATATGAGATCTATGACAGATTTGGATAAAGTGGAATTTATAAAAGCACAAAAGATAGCCTATTTGAAAAACCAGGGAAAACCATCTATGAATCTATTTTTGTAAAAATGTATCATTAATTTTTGTTATATCTGTTTCAATAATGAATGCAGTATCATCATTTACACCTAAACTTATAAATATTCTATCATTGAATTTACATAAACTAACTGGGAACTCTATATAAGAATGTTTAAAAAAGTAAAAAGAGTTAGATAATTTTACTTGATATGTATTTAGATTAAATAATAACCAACGATGATACGTCTTATCACCATTTATATGTATTAAAAATAATTTACATTCAGGAATATTATATTCAATACCATTTGTAGATCCATGATAACCTTCTAATATTTTACTTATATCTTCATGTAAATGTATTGTTTCAAAAACTTCACGTTCAATATGTTTTATGTTAAATGGGTTTAAAGAATAAATAACGTATTCATTACCATTTTTGTGATTATATGGCATCCAATTTTTCTCAATTTTATTAGGATAACAATCTATAAAAGAATGAATTTTATTATCATTTAATTTGGCATAAAAAATGGATGGATTTCCTTGACAATTACATTCTGGAATGGTTACTAATAAAGATTGTGAAGATACAAACCTAATATCTTCAAGACCTTTCCAATAAGTAGGATATGTTGGTATTTCATATTTATATTCAATGTTTTCTATATCAAAACTATCTATATTTAATGGTTTACTATTATTTATAGAACCTCTTAAGACTGAATAAACAGATTGAGATATATTTTCATACATAGTAAAATTTTTATTATAAAATTTTTTATAATTTACACCACGAACTAAAATAATAACATTGCCATCACAATCTATATTCATTGAAGGGTTCATATTATTGTATGAATTAGTAGTATTAAATTTATCAATATATAATTTTTGAGGTATAATAATCGGATAAATATATAAATAATTTGAAGACATATTTTATTTTGTATAGATAATATGAATATCTTTAAATTATATTAGTATGATAAAATGTAGTAATTATAATTTAATATATTTAATTTTTATAAAATGTAAATACTACATTGTTGCTAAATACATATTGTTACAGTTATTAATGTTAATAATATTATATTTTAATTCTTTAAGAAAATCAATTAATTCTGTGTTATAATAATTCATTTCAAATAATATTTTTGGATAATTAGAGTTTTTTAACGTATTTTGTGCGAATTTTAATACATGTAATTCATTATCTTCTACATCTATTTTTATAAACCCAATATTATCTATATTAAAACTATCTAACGTTTTTATCTCTATTTCTTCTGTTTTTAATACATTATAATTATTATTGTGAATTGTTGATCCACCTCCATCATCACTAATAATATTTAATATTTTAACACCAATTTGTTCTTCAGAACCCAATCCATAATTTATACATGTTACATTTTTTATATTAGATAATGCAACACTTCCACATAATGAATAATATGTCATTTTCTGAGGTTCAAATGCATATATATGTTTACAATGTTCTGCCAAACTAATACTGTATGTTCCTGTGTGTGCACCTATATCAAGCATATTTTTATCCTTACTACATAATATTTTTACCCATGAAATTAAACTTTTTTCAGATAATCCATAATTAATATAGTAGTTTATTCTACAACTAGGTAATATAAATGATTTTGAATTTAAAGAAATAATTTGATTATTTTCATCATCATCAATATTTTTGTCACATGGTTTTGTTAAAATAAAATATTTACAACTCATTATATTTATTTTATCAAAAATCTTTATATACTTATTCCATATCTTTAAAAATCTTATCGGTAGAAATATTCAACATATTTTCTTTGTAAAATTCTGATAAATAATAACCAATGGCATAGTCTTCCAAATATTCTTCCCTTATTTTTTCTCTCTTTGAAATTAAATCTAAAATAGCTTCTGAAGAGAGAAGATAAAATCTTCCATTACAATATCTCGTTTTTAATACAGGTAAATAGGTTGGTAATTCTGGATGCACTTTACAATATTGAGATAAATAGGAAAATGGAACATCTACAATATATCCTCCATAATGCACCATTGGAGTTTTATTACTTATTAAATTAATTATCGTATCGAAAAAATTTGGTTTTATTAGCATTTGATCGTCGTCTGTTTTAAAAATATATTTAAATTGAAACGTTTGATTTGTCGCTTGATAAGCTGAAATTACTTTTTTAGGTAAAGAATTATAATCATCTGCTACTTTTAACCATAATATATGATTTTCATTGTCAAATTTAAAAGGTTCATTAAGTTCTTCATCACCTATCACGTGATAATATTTTATCTTGTCAGGTAGATTCTGTAACCATGTATTTTTTTGAGCCAGCGCTTTATTTACATATTTTTTACAGTTCATAATTAATAGTATAAAATCTTGATCCATCAGCATATTTTGTTTTATTATATAGTATTTATTTGCTTATTTTATATTTTTATATTTTTATATTATTCATTTTATAAATAAAATTATAAATAAAAGTATTCAAATCAATAATAATATAAAATATATTTAGTATTTTATTTTATAATTATAATGTCTAGTATGATAACATTTTCAAGTTGTTTTTACATTATGAAATCAAAATTTAATCCAGATACATATATCAAATGGATGAATTATTTTATTTCGATTGTAAATAATTTCAATTTAGTTATTTATACCGATGAAAAAAGTGTCAAATATATTGATACGAGAGAAAATTCTAAAATTAAAATCATTCTAAAACCCTTTGACGAATTTTATAATTATAGGTATAAAGATTATTGGATAAGAAATCATAAAAACAATATTTTTTTGAATGAAAAGTCTAAATTTAATACAGATTGGCAAATAAACATGTTATGGAATGAAAAAGTATGGTTTGTAAATGAAACTGCAAATAAAAAATACTTTGATACTGATTTTTATGGTTGGTGTGACATTGGATATTTTCGTAATAGACACGATGATCTTTCAACGCAATATTTAAATGCATGGCCAAATTCTTCCACTATTTTATCCATGAATAAAGAAAAAATTTATTATGGTTGTATTAATAATGACGAACGCTCTATGAATTATTTATATTATTTGGTTAATCAAAAAAATCAAAAAGGGCTTCCTGTAAAACCTATTCCACCACAACAAAATACAGTAGCTGGTGGCTTTTTTATTATTCATAAAGGGAAGGTTGACTGGTGGGCAATTATATATAATGAAAAATTAAAATTATATCTAGAAAATAATTATCTAGTAAAAGATGATCAAATTATTTTATTAGATTGTATTTTCACTCAACAAAATCATTTTTCTTTGGTTAAAGAAAACAATCAAAAATATGACAAATGGTTTATGTTTCAACGTATATTACTATAATTATTTTTATCTTTTATCTAATTGTTTTGAAATGGTATAAAAATGCGTCAAAATCTATTTTTTTATCTAATGTGTCAGCAGGAATTTTCGCTTCTTCCCAATCAATAATACGCGGAAGCATATCATCTGGATCAATCATAACATTATTTGGTAAATCTCCATGTGAAATATCATTATTATGTAGTATTTGCAATGACTCTCGTAAATATCTATATTGTTTTTTTGTCATTCTCTCTGGATCTAATGGAATAAGATATTTTTGAAAAATATAATTATTTTCATCTAACTCTAATCCTTTGTCTAGACAAGAAATATAATCTGGATTATGAATCATAATATTTTTATTACAGTCCTTACAAAAATCATTAGAAGAATCATTAGAAGAATCAGAAGAAAAATAATAACGATTAAATCTTTTATTTTCAGGATCCATTTCAGCTAGTTTATCATTCAAATTTTTATTGACCGTTATTTTTTTATCAAAAATCTTGGTAACATAACCATTCTCTTTTGAATATTTGCTAGAGGAAAAAGAATCTATGATACAACCATCTTTTCCGATTCCTAACATTGTACCGGCTTTTTGTTTTGACCCGTCTCTTTGTTTTTTTGATTTTTTTGATTTACCTTTTTGTCTTTTTCTAATTGTTTTTCTTATTTTTCTTAGTTTTCTAGTTTTTTTCATTTTCATATAATACGCAAATATTTATATTCAAGGATAAATATTCAAGGATAAATATTCAAAGATAAATATATTTCTAATAATTCTTGGTAAGTATAATATATACTAAAAAAATACCAAAAAAGTTTTTTGAAAATAAATCTAATATGTTGTAAAAAGTATTTTTAATATCATAAGGAAAAATAGCTGCAACACCATATAACGACCAAAAAAATAAAAAATATAAAAATATTTTAAATCCATCCGTACTTAATATAGCATATTTGGTATAAATAATATAATAATAAATAAAAAATGGAATAAATCCAAATGATACACCTAATAGTGTTGGAATTAAATTAATTTCACTTAAATATCCAAATAAAAGCATCAACCAGTTAAGTAATAAAATATAAGTTATCGTAGTAAAATTTTCATAAAATAAATCAAAAAATTCTAAATGATAACTAGATATATTTTTCTCTCTAAAACCTAAAAATATTAAATAAAAAATTAAAGTTACTAACATGGTTGGAGTAGTTAAAACCCAATCCATATATCTTTTAGGTGTTATATTTGTAATTTTCTTAAAATGATATAACCATGTTAAATAAAAAAACCCTTCAATAAATTGTACTATAACTTCTAATATTAGCAGTTGTTTTATTAAAAAAAAAGTACTAGGAACTTTAATAAATAAGGTAAACAATTCTACAATACCTAATAATAATTGTATAACAATAGATAAAATTAAGGAGAAAAATACATTAGAATTATTCATATATAAATAAAATAATAGAAAATAATTTATATATGATAAGTATTTTAATTCCAATATACAATGGAATAGAATTTATAGATGAATCGGTAAATTCCGTGATAAATCAATTTTTTACTGATTGGGAATTATTAATAGGTATTAATGGATATCCAAAAAATTCTGAAACTTATAAAATAGCGAAAACATATGAAACAAAATGTAGTAAAGGTAAAATAAGAGTATTTGATTTTCATCATTTACAAGGAAAATCTGCTACTTTGAACGAATTAATTAATTTTTGTTCCTACGAATATGTTGCTCTTTTAGATGTAGATGATATTTGGAATCGTAACAAATTATTTGTTCAGTCAGAATTTTTACATAAATATGATGTTATAGGAAGTAAATGTATATGGTTCGGAAAAACTCCCGGAATCGTTCCTGAAATTCCACTTGGAGATATAAGTGAATATGATTTTAGCCTTGTGAATCCAATTATTAATTCTAGTTCTATCATAAAAAAAGAATTATGTTATTGGAATGAAGTCGTATTAGATGATTATGATTTATGGTTACGTATTAGAAAAATGAATAAAAAAATATATAATTGTCCTGAAATATTAGTTCTACATAGAATACACAATAATTCATTTTATAATTCAAAAGGAAATCATAAATTAGTAAGTAAGTTATTAGAAAAATATAAAGAATACAAATAGTAATAAAAGAAATAATTTCTTTTTTCTTTTTTACTCAATTTTAATCCATTCATCTGGAGACATGTCTTTTGTATCATGGTCAAGAGAAGGGCCAAACCATTTGGAAGGATAACAAATAATTTTATCTGGATTCAAATTAAAATAAGCACCCCACCAACTAAAAGAACTATTTGCAATAATATTATTTTTACAAAGACTCATCAGCAACATTTGTTCCCAGTCTTCCAACTCATTAGAACAACGGACAAAATTTATGGTAGGAAATTTTTCTTTCATATGGTCAATCATTTCTAATACTTCTACGATATCTTCTTCTTCACAAAAATATAGAACATTCATTGTTTTTTTATTTTGTGTTAATGTACCTTGTTTTAATTCAGATTTTAGAATAATCTGCTCTAATGCTTTTTCATAATATTCATAGGTCATTAACGGATGATACTCTTGAACTTTTTTATAATCTCCTAATCTAAAATGCATACTTACGGTATGATATAAAAACCCGGATGTATATACATATTCGGATTTATTTTGTAAAAGATTATTTTTCATTTCTACTAAATTTATTAATTTACAAATCGTATTAAATTCATTTTGAAAATATTTATAACTTTGAAAATATCCATATAGTAACACATCTTGGTTTTTAATTTCACTCAATTCAATATCATTATATGTGAAATCTTTTTCTTTGATCACTTTAAATTTTGGAAACATATTTCTAGTAAATGGTTTTAATTTTAATAAAAATGTTTCCCAATAGGTTGGTCTAATATTATCTCCATAACCCAATATAGTGTCATCAGAAAAAATAAATACATTTCCACTCTTAATTGCATAAGATAAAGTAGTAAATATTTGAAATAGTTGATTTCCTAATCCACCCATTAAGTTACATGTAATCATATTATACATGATTTATATAAATATTTATTTATATTATAATATGAATCAATATTTTTTATTTTTTTTTTAAATCTTCAGTTAATGTTAATCTAAAAATCTTCAGTTAATTCAAACGTACTATCATTGACCGTTTTGTTTGCTAGAGCATAGGAGTCATTTCTTTTTTCAAAAAAATTGGTTTTACCTTCTAAACTAATAAGTTCCATAAAATCAAATGGATTGGTTACATTGTAAATTTTATCGTAGCCAAGCTGTAAAGACAATCTATCCGCAACAAATTGAATATATTGTGTCATCATGGTGGAATTCATGCCAATCAGACGACATGTCAAAGCTTCACAAATAAATTCACTTTCAATCTCAACGGCATCTTTAATAATTTCATGAATTTTTGATTTTTTTAATTTATTTTGAAGTTTGCTATATAAGAGAATGGCAAATTCACAATGTAGTGCTTCATCTCTTGAAATGAGTTCATTGGAAAAAGTTAGCCCGGGCATTAAACCACGTTTTTTCAACCAATAAATACTACAAAACGCACCACTAAAAAAAATGCCTTCTACACAAGCAAATGCTACTAATCTAGTAGCAAAACTACTTCTGTTATCGTGAATCCATTTTTGCGCCCAGTCTGATTTTTTTTTAATACAAGGAAAATTTTCAATTGCATTAAAGAGTCTATCTTTTTCTTCTGCGTTTTTAATATATGTTTCAATTAAAAGACTATAAGTTTCTGAATGAATATTTTCCATAGCAATTTGGAAGCCGTAAAATGCTCTTGCTTCAGAAACTTGAACATCTTTCATAAATCTAGAAGCCAAATTCTCTAAAACAATGCCATCACTGGCAGCAAAAAAAGCCAAGATCATAGATATAAAATATTTTTCGTCATTATTTAGACTGTTATCCCAGTGAGTCAAATCTTTTGTTAAATCTATTTCTTCGCTTCTCCAAAAACAATCAATTTGTTTTTTGTACATTTCCCATATGTCGTTATATTTAATTGGAAACATAACAAATCTATTATCGTCAGGTATTAGTAAAGCTTCTATTTGACTCTTTGACATTCTAAATAATATATAATATATAGAAATATTTTTATATAATTATTTAAAATATAAA